AGGTTCCATTCCAGATGATTTATATTTACCTGTTAATTTAACTTTAGGTTCAATACCTAATGCATAGTTACCGTAAATATCTTTAGGTAATCCAGGGTATTCTGATTTGTATCCTAAGCCTCTAACTCCAAATTCTCCGTCTTTTACGTAGAATAAGGGATCTTTTTCAAGGTTTTTAACTACGATTGCTTTAATCTGATCTTCTGTCTTTTCAGCATTTTTAGGATCTTTCATTTCAACATAGTAACCTTTAAGCATTTCAGCTGTAGAGATATTGTTGTTGTTTTTAGCTTTATAGTCGTATCCGGCAGTTTCTTTTTCAACTACTTCTTTGTCTGTATCTTTCAATTCTGCTTTAACGTTTTCTGTGTTCTCTTTAAACACTTTAAACCAGTCTTTGCCAGTAGGAGTATTCGATGTTACTAACGTAATAGTCTCATTAATAATTCCTTTCTCCGTGAGAGAGTGAATAACTTGATTAAACGTTTGAACGTTGGTAATATACTGAGGGAATTGAGCTTTAACTTCTTTTAAGAAGATTTCTTTATTGCCTTTACCTTCTTTAATAAGATTGTATTGATTTTGTAGGCTTTTCATATGTTATAAATAGGTATTGTTTATTTCCAAAGATCTTTATATTCCATACCCTTGGCTGCTTTACGTACTTTATTCTTATTAACAAGCTTCCAGCCCATCTTTAAGTAGTAGTTACGTGAAGTACCTTGTGCTTTTTTATTTGGATTAAAAGCGAATGGGGTGCTATACGCACCAGCTGCTCCAGAGGTTGATTCCTCTCTAAGCCATTGTTTAAGCTCGTCTTTTAGCTGCTGTCTGGTTGCCATTATAGTTCATTAACAAGTTCGTAGTATTGTAACAAGTTAATGATACAGTCGTTAGTAACTTTTTCAGTCTTTTCTAAAGGCTTAACGTATTTTACAATTTCTGTAATTTTAATCTTAAGTACTTCGTCTTTAATACTGGTAATCTTACCCTCTAGTAAACTTTGTACTTCTGTGATTCTGCTGTTATAATACTCTTTTAATTTATCAGTATTATCAACTGAGGTAATTACCTCTCTTAAAACCTCTTTTTGTTTACCTGTTAGGTGATCATACTTCTCATTAAATTTATCAAGAAGCATTTTGTATGTTAAGATTCTTAAATCTTTACTATACCCCTTATATTCCTCCATTAACTCATCTGCTTGAATTACTATTGGAGTTTTTGTTAGATGCTCTAAGATTGTTAGCTTATTATTAATAACAGTCTCAGGAGCTACCTTTTCTGAGGATTGATTTTCAATAAGGTTATTGAGAGCTGCAAATACTTTGTAGTTAGCTACTTGAGCTTTAAAGAATTTTTCCACGTTGTAACCATCTTTGATCTCTCTTACTAAGTTATATTTTTGCTTTCTAATCTCAGATCTTTTTAACTTAGTTGATGCTTCAATAAGAGTGTTAATAATCATGTCAGCTTTAGCTTCTGTAAGATTCTTATAAGCTGTTACCTGCTCGTAAAGTCTATACTCTTTCCCTAATTCTGTATTAACAAAATACTTCTTAAGAATATTAATGGCGGTAGAATTCTTCCCCTCTAAAGTATCAGAGGTGATCTGCCTTACCAGAAGTTCAAAAAGAAGCCCTGTGTTTTTAAATTTTGAATGTTTTATTGACATCTATCGATGGTTTAATAATAAATATATGTTAAATGTTTATTCCCTAATTTGGTTCTCATCTAATAAACCGTTCGCTTTTCTTTCTGATTCAAAGATCATTTTTTTAGGAGCTAAACTATCTAGAATTTTCTTATGTTTTACGAATTCTTTCTTAGTATTCTCCAATGCAAATGGTGATGTGTTATCTCTACCGTAACCTTGTTGGTCATCGGTCTTCATTGCTTTTTTACCTAACCTATCCATTCCTAAAGGATCGTTAGTAGTATCAATATTAGAACCTTTCTCTTCTGGTCTACCCATTTTAGGTTCATCCTCATTGTATCCAGCAGGTACTGAACTTGGTCTATCGTAGACTCTGCCCTTACCGTAAGATGTAGCAATGTCGTGAGGAGTACCGTAAGTTTCTCCAGTCTCTAAAGGATCATTTCCTTCGTTTTCAATCTGAGATACTCTAAATTTACGCTTAGCATCCTGAAGAACTAATTCTCTCATTTCTTCGTATTGATCTTGGCTTAGGTGGAAGATGTTGTCATAGATCCAATCGGAGGAGATTAATTGAGAATCCATCATTGATGTGGCAAGATCCATTTTCTCCTTCAACAACATTACTCTTTCTTGATCATAAATGATAGAAGGGGTTGTTAGTGATAATTCAAAATTAGTTAATGATTCGTCTCTATAGCCTTGAATGTATAAGTGAACGAATGCAATTTTATAAAGCTCAGAAACTATAATTCTTTGTAGTTTTTCTACTGTTCTACCGAAGCGAATATCTTCTGCAGCAAGTGTTGCTTTACCTTGTAACTTCTCATCATACCCTAAGAACGCTTTTGGAATTCTTAAAGCAGCAAATAGCTTATCTCTTAAGTAATTTACGTCAGTGATACCGTCATACTGTAATCCACCTAAAGTTTCGATCTTAGTTGATGTATCATTACCTCTCATGGGGATATAAAAATCCTCCATTAAGTTCTGCATGTTATACTTTAAGTTATATTCACCTGTTTGTTGGTCAATATAAGGAGTACGCTTCATTTTAGAGATAGCCTTCTGCATAAAGTTCTCTACCTCTGCAGGAGGAATACCACCTACGTTCATATAGAATACTCTTTTCTCAGGAGCCCTTACAATTCTGTGAATCAACATAGCATCCTCCATTAAAGTATACTGCTTAAATAATTTACGAGCAGGTTCAATATAGGAACGGCCGTAAGGTAAGTAGTTTACATCTGTTAATAAACGGAAGTGAGCCATTTCATAATTATCGAAATAAATAGACTTAGCATCATGCTGGTTTGGAGTCTTAAAGTACCCGTAAGTATCAGCAGCTAATCCATCAGGATCGTATCTGAATCTAACAGCAGTTGGATTTTCTGGATCGTAGTGTTCTTGTCTTTCAATGTTAAATGCAGCGAAAGGAATTACGTTGTAAACACCGTACTTTTCTGAAGCTTCTAATTTTAAAAAGAAGTCTCCGTATTTACACATGTTTCTAATCCACCAACTTAAGTTAAATTCAACATTCAATACATCGTAAAATAAATTATAAAGAATCTTTTGAATATTTTCGTCGTTTGATCTAATATGTAGAACCTCTCCCATATCATTCTTAAGAGTTGATTCTTCAGAAAGAATATCAAGAGCAGAAGCAATGATTGCATCTGTGTCCATTGCATCATACTCTGAATATAGCTGAGTTCTTAATGTTTGGTAATTAAAAGAGGATTGGTAACCGTAGAGTGATGTAGGTGAAGTGGTGTAGATTCTATTGTATCTAGCCATCAAAGAGTTATTCTCTAACTCTCCCGACATTTGAATTTGGTTTGTATCGGCTACTGATAGCTGATTACCGCCGACGTTACGGATAATAACATCTGTAGAAAATAACCTGCGTAATCTTGAAAATATACTAGTATCAGCCATTGTTTATTATTAATATAAGTATAAATAGTTAATACATCCAGCTTATATCTTCTTTTCCTCCTTTGCCATTATCCATTTCGTATGGATTAACGACGTGAGACGGTAGATATACACCCTGGTGTGTTGGTTTTGTTGTTGAGATATTGTTTAGAGCGTTACGGGTTAGGTCTAATCCCTGCTGTCGGAACTTCAAAGCAGTGTCTCTGATATACATTGCTATACCAAAAGCCATTACTAAGTCGTCATTATATCCTCCTTGAGCTTCTGCTCTACCATTCTTCCATATAAACACTCTCATCTCTTCGACTAGTCTCTTGGATTGAATAATAACTGCTTTTTCGTTAACATACTCTTGGAATTTACCAATAACTAACGGTCTAGTACGTGCATTCATTGAGAATCCTGCAACCATATTTGAGTTATAATCGTATTGATCGAAGTAAGACTCGGCGGTCATATTGCCTCCTTTAGGAGAATAGTATAAATTATCGTAACCTCTATCAATAACAGTCTGAATTGTTGACCATCCAATAGATGCATTCTCAATTATTAGTAATGCTTGGTTATACTCTGATGCAATACCTACTAGTAGATGGCCAAATTCTTTAGTTCCTAACTGTCCTCTATATTCTGCAACCTGGGAATTGTTCTCGATATCCATAACATGGAAGGTTGAGTAGTCTTTTCCATCACCTCTCGCTACGTCTGCTACTACCATATAGCTTCTTGAATAGTCTACAGGTTCCCATACCCACAAATTCATATCAACCCCGCGTCTT